GGAGATTCCCGTTTGCTTGTTAGGCATACCCCTAAAGTTTAAGTTATTCGTTTATAGCGTGTTTTTTACCGTTATTGGTCATAAACCCTTGGTGAACCTTGCCTGCGCGTGGAATGATGTTGGTGTAACCTAATTTAATCATCAAGCCTATGTCCATGTGAACAGGCAACGCAACTGGTTCTTCAATAGGTTCTTCTATGTTCTTACTTGGGTCGCGGTATTTCCACACATAAGGCTGGTCGGTTATCGTTGTGTAGCCACATGACCATTGCCCATTAACCTTTGCAACCCTTTCATGTTTTGACACATAACCATCTTCAACCAAGTTAAGCAGGTGAATGTTAATGCCTTGGCATGGTATGTTTAATTTTTCTGCTATTTGTCTAATAGTTAATATATCGTAATGGCAGGCATCAATGATTGCTTGGCGCGTGCGTGTTGATCGTTCAATCCTTAACTTACTGCGTGGCTTCATGTCTTATCCTATTGTCTTATTGTAATCAGCATCGGTGTATGTATGCACCCCGTCTGCTGTGTAATACAGGTATTGCCCATGCGATTCCATTTGTGTCTTTAGTGTGTGGCACGATTGGCACAATGATTGGAATAGGTTGCGCTTAAACTTATCATTGCTTTGCCTATGCGGAAACACATGATCAATGTGTTCTGCCTGCACCACCTTACCTGCACATAAGCAACCAGCGCATAAAGGCTGTTCGCTTAACTGTATTGTGCGTTGCTTTTTCCACGCGGCACTAGAATATAGTTTGCTGTTAGCCTTACCCTTATCGGTTATGCCACCACCATGATCAACACAAAAACAAGACCGTGTTGTTTTGGGATTGTTACACCCTAACTCACGGCACTTATTATTTTTTGGAACTGTTGGCAACTGGATTAAGTTTGGCTAATACTAACAAAACAGTTTGTTCAACTGATCCATCTTTAGCATCGGCTAATGCTTTTGCTACATCGGCAGGATCAAGTGTGTAACGCTGTGCATCTTCAACAATGCTACGGTTTGTGCTAACAAGTTGTTTAACTGCGGCTTCAACTGCTTTCATGGTGTTCCCCTTACTTTAAAAATGTTAATTTATAAATGGTGCTGTTGATCAGATTCATAATGGTATCAACTTCGTTTTGCAATTCGCTGTCATTGCCAATAACCAAACGATTGACCGTAATGTAGGCTGATAGGTTGGTTAATTCCAATAAGCCTGTGTCGGCAGGTTTTGTATATTCAACAGGGTATTGCACAATGCCATGCTTGCCTTGATAAGATTCTATAACGCCATCCGTTAAATCCACAATTTCATCATAGAATGAACCTAATGCTTGGTGTTCGCTGTAACTGCGTGATTGCAAATGCAATATGTGTGTGTTGGTTGCCGCGTGCAATAGCGTTAAAAAGAACGAACCAACTGTTACCTGCGCTTCGTTAATGCTAAATGTTTGTTTCATATTTCGCCCCTTAAAATCTTTGTGGTGTGTTCAAGCAATTCTGATTCTGTGCCGTATTTGGCCTCAAATGTCTTTTGTCCTGCGTGCAATGCAACGCCGTGTCCGCCGTTAGTATGATGCAAGGGGCATAAGGGTATGCATAATAGAAAATGACTGCGTTGGGATAACCCAACCCCATGCCTAATGTGATGTATGTGTGGCATTGTATAACCTAACCCCTCACGGTGGCAAACAATACATCCGATTTGGCTTAATTTATCAAAGTGTTGCCGTTCTGCTTTTGTCATTTAATCTTGTAACCATATATTGTGTTCAGCCGCCCATCGTTCAACACGCGCCATAAAATCGTTTAATTCAGCCACATTGCAATCAGCAGTTGATTTTAATTCTGTAATAACTTTGCCGCTTGATGTTTTATATTCATTATAGCCAAGCCATCTATCTTTAAACATTATTTTCCACCAATGATGGTTATGATAAAGCCCATCGGCGGCAGGCACATTAGCGGCAATTTCAGTAAACAATAAATGCAATCGGTTGTTCTGCGGCAATGACCGTTTAGGTTCTTGCCCACATTCTTTACACTTTGCCATTTTTATCCTTTAATGCTTGTTCAATAGCACGGGCAAATTTCATTAAAATTGTATCCATAGCAAAAGATATGCTTGAATCCTCTGTCCATAGGTAACCAAGTTTTGTCGCACATTGTTTTATCTCATCATCCATTAATCCTTGCCATGCTGGTTGTTCTAGTGCATCTTGGCAAGCAGTAATTGCCATTAAAAATGATAAATTATCAGGTTTTATCATTGCATTTATTGCCATCTTTAATGCTTCGTCTTTAGTCATTATTTAACCTTTCAGCCAATTCCTTGGCTTCCTTTGCGCTGTCAAAATACCCGTGATTATTATTGCGTTGTGAAAGCCCGTATTTAACTGATCCATCTGCTTTGTAATACTTAGCAATAAACCATTCGCCCGATTTGATGCAATAGTTGTCTAATTTAAGCCACTTCATGTTGCATGGCTTCCTGTGCATATTTCAAACTAATTTCCGGAAAATTTTGTGGATTAGCAATGATCCGCTTTGCCCATGCCTTGTAATCTGTTTTAGGTTTTAACTGATCGCTTATGTATTTTGATAATTTATCAGCCTGCGCCTTATTAACTTCGTATGCTGGTGCTGGCAATGCAACAAAATCTTGTATGTTGTTTGTTACGCAATGCTTTAAAAATTCATCGCATGATGGTGCGTATGTGTATTTTGCATCCAAGCCTGCCTTTAATCTTTCAACGCTTATTCCCGATAATTCCAATGCCCATGTTGCTTTAGCGTTTAAAATTCCAATGTCTTGTCCGCTTGCATCTAGTTGGCCAAGTTTAAATTTATCAATAAAAGTATTTCCAAACCTGCCATGTAATCTTTGAAACAATCTTTCAATCCATTCCATTGGTAGCGGTTGATTATTCATTATTGATCACCTTTAAATTATTTTGATTAGTTAGCAATGAACCAAAGGCTGTTCTAGCCGCCGCTTCCCTTGCATCTTGATATGATGGTTTATTGTCTTTAGTAACCCATGCGGCTTCAAATCCTGTCCATGTCTTTTCGCAACATTTGATAACGGCTTGTTCAGCAGTCCATCCTAGTTTATTTGCTTCCTTAACCAATGCGTTAAAAACCCTTTCTGTTACCGGTTTTCTTTTTCTAATGGCTAACCATTCAGACAATAATTCCGCAGGAATTGGTGGAATGTATTTAATTGGTTTATGGTTATTGGTTAATGGTTTATGGTTAAGGTTAGGTTCGCTTTGATTTGGGTTATCAGAATTAACCGATTGGGTTTTGTTCTTTGTTATGATTGGCTTTGCAGGTCTGCCGCCTAGTTTGCCATTTTCTTTATTTTTTCCTGCTTTAGCATGAAATTCTAAAATATCAACTTCAATCCGGTTATGAACATAACCTTTTTCAGTTAAATCAAAAAAATCAGCCAATACATTATTAACCAAATTAACCATGTCATAACCCAATGATAACCGTCTAATAACCGATTGGGTTTCCTTTGGTATTGGATGTTCATCAAGGTAATACCAATCAATTAAACTGCGATATATATAATGTTCAATCGGGGTTAGATGTGTTGTGTCTTTCCGATAGTCTGCGATATTAAATTTATAATAGTGCATTTGTTTACCCCATAAAAAAGGGCTTCAACTACTGACTCCACCTTTTTAGGGTGGTTGGAAGAACGGTCTTAGTAACCGCCAGTCAGTATGTGAAGCCCCACTAAGTTAATCACTTCCAAGTGATAAGTAATCTTAATTTATCTAAATTAACTTTGCAAGTAATTATTTATTTCGTTTTTTGCTTCATCAAATCCATAGCAAACAACGGCCGGATAACCCATCAATGTTGCCGATCCAATAAATTCTTTTTGACTATCTGATACCCGACCGCCTTTAACTTTCATTTCAATCCATAATCCATGATAGCCGTTTTTAGGTATCATTAAGAACAGATCGGGAACGCCGGCCAATACGCCCTCTTTTTTTAATTTAACTGCTGTTCCTATGTTCCGAACGCCGCCATTAGGTATAGCAAACAAATAATTTGCATACTGGCGATGCTGAAGCCGAAACCAAGTTATTACGGCTACCTGCTCTTGATGCTCTGTCATGCGGCACTATCTTTAAAATAAATGCGTAATGTTTCAATCAAACTAAATTTGGCATCGCCACCTTTAATGATCTTGTCCAGCCGGTAACGCTGGATTCCCAATTGATTAGCAATTGCACCAATGTTATATATTGGATTTTGCAATTTGCGCCTAACATAATCAAAATCTGATTCCATAACTACTCCCATAAAAGTTGCATTATACCCATATTTAAACTATTTTTTAAAATAATTGAAAATAAATGCTAATAATGATTGCAATGATCTTAAATATCATTAAGATAGGAACTGTGCTAATTACGCACTAACGGAAACTTAAAGGAAATTAAAATGTTTACATATATAAAAATTGTTAAAAATTTATATTTAATTTACAAAAATGATGAATTTATTACGGCAGTTTCATCGTTACCCCACGCAAAAATGTTTTGCAATAATTTAAACAAATAAAAATGGGGCGCAAGCCCCTATTTGGAAACTTAAAGGAAACTAAAATGGCTAAAATTAGATATGATGTTGTTGTTATTGATGAATGTGGTGATGAACAAATTTATGGTTCTAATTACCCTACTGAAATAGATGCAATAAAAGCATTAAATGAAATTTTTGAAAATCCATCTGAATTTCATGGCGGATGGGTAGAACCAAACGCTAGAAGTTTACATGAACAAGAATGGCAAGATCGTTTTGATAACGATACAGCCGATTTGTATTAACTTGGAAACTAAAGGAAACTAAAATGAAATATGTCCGCCCTGTATTTGATGATGATTATTCAGAAAATACCCCCGTCAATCTAAAAGATCTTGTTGAACAATTTTTAATCAACAGCCACAATTTATCAGATTATGTTGATGAAACAGATTTGATTGCCGATCAAGTGCTTGTCATTCTTTATGATGCTAACGATGATAAGTTAGGCCGCATCCGCGACATTTACAATAAACGCATTAGTGAAGTTGCCTATTTCGTTGATGAAAATTACGATGTTGATGGCTATGCAAAATTTATCGTTGATCAAGTAAAGGATTGGTAAAAATGAAAGACTACAAAAACCTAGTTGTAAAATCTGAAACAAACTGGTTGCACATTGCTTTTGAAACCGCTTGCTTTGTCGGCAGTATGGCATCAATAGGCTTTTTGCTTTGCTTGCTGTCTGCTTAATACTAAAGGATAAGATATGACCTATGCAAAATTAAGGGCAATCAATGTAAATGCCCAAACTGAAAAGAAAGGCAACCTAACCTATTTGTCATGGACTTGGGCTGTTGATGAATTATTGCAAGCCGATGAAACAGCCACTTGGGATTTTCCCGAACCAAAGTATTACGGCGAAACCATGATGGTGTTTTGCAATGTTACCGCCTTTGGCAAGACCATGAAAATGCAACTGCCTGTCATGGATAACCGCAACAACGCTATTGCCAACCCCGATGCCCGTAAAATTAGCGATGCCACTATGCGTTGCCTTGCCAAATGTATTGCTTGTTTTGGCATTGGTTTATACATCTATGCCGGATCTGATCTGCCGCAACTGGATGTTAATGAATATGTTGCAGAATTAACTGCCTGCACTACCTTGGCTGAATTGCAAAATGCGTATTTAGCCATTGTGCCAATGTTTAAAGCAGAACCCCAGTTGCTTGCTACTATTACCAAAACCAAAGACTTAATGAAAGCCAAACTTACAAAGGATGCCAAATGATCATTACTAGCCTTTACAAATTAGCACCACCAAGCCCACGCCTTGTTGAATTGCGTGAAAAGAAAGTTGCCGCTTGCAAACAAATGATGGGCGAAAAATGGCTATTTGCCAAACAAATTGAACGAAAGGATGCAAAATGACCGAACAATTACCCGATGATCAAATGCAACTCTTGGTCGCCGATGCTGTGCGCTACCGCTTCCTGCGCGATGTCGTGCCTGCAATTATCAATGAAATATATAAAAACGATGAAAATTATGATTGGGAACATTTTGTTGGCTTTGAAAATATCTATTATTCACAAGGCGATGGAACAGTTGAACAAATTGATGGGCAAGATTTAGATGATGCTATTGATGCTGAACTTGGCTTATTAGTTGATCGTGAAATTGCAGAAAAAATAAAGGAAACAGAATGAACGAAATCCAAGGATCGGATGAATGGTTTGCCGCCCGATTGGGCAAGGTTAGCGCAAGCCGATTAGCCGATGTATTAGCCACCGTTAAAACAGGTGAAGCAGTAACGCGCCGCAACTACCGTATGCAACTGGTTTGCGAACGCTTAACGGGGCGCAAAGCCGAAACCTATACCAACGCCCACATGGAACGCGGAAATGCGTTAGAACCGCTTGCAAGGGCTTTGTATGAACTAAAAAAAGGTGTCATGGTTGATGAAGTTGGTTTTGTTCAGCATCCAACCATTGAAATGACAGGTGCAAGCCCCGATGGGTTAGTTGATGGCGGCAGTATTGAAATCAAATGCCCAACGCCTGCTAATCACATTGAAACCGTATTGCGCGGAACAGCCCCAAGCCAATACTTTGCACAAATGCAATGGCAAATGGCTTGTCTAGGCGATTCTTATAAATTTGTGGACTTTGTGTCCTACTGCCCCGATGTGGGTGAAGATTTGGAATTGTTTATTGTTCGCGTGCCACGCGATGATGAATGGTTGCAACAAGCGGAAAAGGATGTGATTGCTTTTCTAAATGAAGTGTCGGAAACATTTAATCAACTAAAGGAATTAAAATGGCTATAACTCACGAACTAATTGCACGCGGCGAAACTTACAAAGATAAAAACGGCGATGATAAAACACGCTGGATTCGCTGTGGCGTTGTAATGGACACTAAATCCGGTGGCCAAGCAATCCATCTTGAAAGCCTGCCGATCAATTTTGATGGCTGGCTAATGATGAAAGAACCTATGCCAAAGGAAAATCAAAAGCCTTATAGCAAATCGGGTTCGGTATCTGAAAAACCTATTGAAGATATTGAATCGGATATTCCGTTTTAATCAACAAGGGCGCAAGCCCTTTAAGGAAACTATATGTATATAACTGACGAACAGTTTGATGAAACGATTGAACGCGCATTTACACGCGGCATGGAATTTCAAAAAGCAAACCAGCGCGACCTTGAAAATGCTTGGTTTGACATTGGCTATAATGCCGGGATAAAAATTGCTAGACTTAATCAAGGGGAATATGATGCCATGCAACAAGATTGATTGTAACCAAGGGCGCAACTGCGATTGTTCCAAAAGTAGCGACAAACAAGTTGTGGTTGCTGTTTTATTTATCGTGTTAATTCTTTCAATGTCTTTTGGTATGTGGAAACTGTTTAACCTTGGAAAAGATTCGCCATGTGCGGTAACGCTTCAATTTAAAGACAGCAAAGCAACTTATATTGGGGCAAGTTTATGATTAAATTATCGGCATTATTATTGGCTTTGTTTTCAATAACGGCGCACTCTGAAGCAATCATGTGGTGTTTAAACCAAGATGGTAATAAAATTGTTTTGACCGATGAATTATGCGCTAACAAAAAATCAATGATTGCCTATGTTCTAAGCAATACATCGGAAACAACAATGGGTTGCTGGACAAACGATTCGTTAGCAATTCATGTATTATGGTCGGGTAAATACTTTCGTTCTTATGATTATGATGGCTGGACAATTGTTAAAAAAGCATCAACATTATGACCAAACTTTGTATGTCATGCCAAAAAATGCCGGCAATTAAAAAAGTTGGTAATCGGATTTTATGCAAAAACTGTGTTGATGCTAGGAACAAAGCAATCATAAAGGCAAAAAAATTATGAATGGATGTCATGGCAATTTAGTGCCTAATCGTTGTCAGCATGAAAAGGTGTTTCATAGCGATGGCAAAACATCATGGGATTATATTTTTACGCGCGATTGCCAATACTCAAAACAACCAATTATTGATGATGGGTGTTTTGGCTGTAAAAATAATGCAAAGGAAACAAAATGAAAAAACTACTTAACTATTTAACCGCCAAAGATTATACTTTTATTGATGTATTGGGTAATTCAATAATTGGTGCGCTTGTTTATAACGGCAGTCTGTGGTGGTTTTTATTGATTATCCCAATGGCTTTAATCAACGCTATTTTAAGAAAATTAAATTGCAGGATTTTATGAGTAAAAACGATATAACTGGCGACGCTATTGTTAGCAAGTTTAGCAACACTTATGCCGATAAATACGATGCTATATTTCGCAACAAGGATTTAGCCAAATGTGCTGGCCAAGCCCCCGATGGATCAATGGTGTGCGCTTACAGGGAACAATGCAAACGCTATGTAATGCCAGCAAGCAACCATCAAGCATGGTCTGAATTTTGGCGCGGTGGCGATAATTGCCCCAATTACATTGTTATCGGTTAAATAACGCCGCTTCATCCTTACGCCTATTATCCAAGCCTTTTAAGACCTTACCACCTGCTTTATTATATTTAAGCAGGCTTTGTATAGCCGTAACTTTATCGCCGCGCAACAACGCCTGACGGATGGTTGAACGCTGTAATACCCCAAGACCAAGGTTAAAACTAAAACTAACCATAGCATCAAATTCATTCTGTGAAAGGTGTATAGGTAAATAACGGGCAACCCCTCGTTCAAATCGGGCGACATCCTTAGCCAATAATTCGTCAATTTCCTGTTCACTCCATTTGCGATTGTCTTGTAATCTTAATGGCCACGCTTTACGCTGTGCCATACCATCTATGCTTGATGGGATCTTTGCCTGTTCAACATACATAACATGGCCAACCCCTATTGTCCAAAGCCTTGCAGGGCATTGATATGGTTTATATCTAACGCCCTCATGGTGCTTTAACATTTTAATCAATTCTTTACTTACTTTCACGATGCTTTTCCCATTGGCGTGAACCAAAGTAAAAACCAATTATGCTTGAAACAATAGCCATTTCATCGTCAGAAAATACTAAGCCCATTGCTGTTGTAAATTCAACGCCTGTATAGATTGCCCAAGCCAAGCCTGCTAAATCAACAAACACTAGCAAGCCAACAAAAGTAAATGCAATATAAGGGCGCACCTTGCCGTTAAGATCAACAACGGATTGCGATGCTTTATCCATAATTTTCATGTCATGGGCATACAGGGCTTCGCGTTCCTGTGCATAAGTTTGCATTTCAATTTCATCTAACTTGATTGCTTCAATCTTTTCCTGCGATGCAAAACCGGCGGCCGCCATTGCGGTTTCGCGTTCTGCCTGCAATCTAGCCATAGCCATTTCATGCTTTTGATCGCCCTTTTGCTGAAAAAACCCTAATAGGCTAGGCAATGCCGATGAACCAATTCCTAATAAACCTGAAATAATTGAAAGCATTTTAATTCCCCAATGGATTTGATGTTGCCCGTTTAAGGGCTTTAAGTTGCGCTTCTATGCTATCGCGTGTGGCTTTCATTTCCTCACGCACGCCAAGCAAGGATGCGGCTGTTTCACGCACATTGCCGTTAGTAATAGCCTTGGCTTCATTGGCCGTTCCAATAGCGTTTGACACTTTTTCTTGCATGGAAACAAGTTGATTAGATGTTGTAACCATGCTGTCCTTAACGGTATTTACCGATGATTGTTGTGCTGATAATTGCACTTTTAAAGCATTAACTTCAGCCTTTAATTCAGCATCATCATAAGGCTTGGATGATTCAATGGCTTCAGTCGCCGCTATAACTCGGTTGTAAGTTGTTATACCGATATAGATCGTTCCACTTATCGGTGCTAATACCCCAAAAATCACTAACAATAGTGTTTTCGGTGAGTAATTCAAGTAAGATTCCTTGGCTTTGTTTGATGTCATAAGGCAATTCCTGTTGATAGGCTAGTGCATCGTTCAATTGAATTTGCTGAACTTGCATTGGCTTGTTTAAAATTTCCAAACTTAACACGATCCCAAAGCCCGGAACTAATGTTTTGCCTGCCGGAACTTGGGTTGATGGTGCTGTTGTTTGCGTGGTTGTGTCTTGTGTTGTTGTTGCAACAGGCGCACTTGGCGTTGATGCCTGCGGTGCGGCTTCCTGTGGCTGTGCTTCTGCCGGTGGCGGCGGTTCTTCCTGTGGCGGTGGCGGCGGTGGTGCAGGCGGCGCACTTATTGGGCTGACAGGATTTACAGGGCTTGCCATGTTGGTTGGATTCGTTGCACTCTTTGTGCAAGTGTTTGCCGTTTCCACCCAAGGATTTACTGTTGGTTGGCTGTATGGTGTCGCGCAAGTTGTTATTTGCTGTTGCGATATTGAACCAACATAGCCATCCTGACACGCTAACGACCTTTCTTCAATTTTGGCTTGGCAGGTTGCAGGGGCGGCTTGGCATGATCTTGATATTTCAAACCATCCTGAATCAACTGGTTCGCCGTATGGATCTGAACAGTTTTGTTCCCTTTTAAATGTAACCGAGCCGATTTGGTTATCCCCACAACTTTGCCTTTCTTCGGTGATCGCGCTGTAATTACAAGTTGGCGGATTCGGCGTGCAATTATTAGAAGTTGTTGCCCAATCCGTATAAGTTTGACTTTGGCATTGATAAGTGCGGCTTTGATTGATTGCGCCACTATGGTTAGGTTGGCAAGCCAAACTTTGAAATTCAACGCGATCTGAACAAGCCGGCTGAACAGGTTGCCCACATTCAGGGATGCTTGGGTAATACTGACACGCCAATTGCTGACACGCTTCAATAGTTGTTCCTTGTGCAACACCAAGGCTTGAATAAACGGGGCGATTATTTTCCCACGCAGTTGCATAACAATACGCTTGAGCATAATTACTCCCTAGAATTAGGCAAAGGGGTAATAAGGACAAAATCCTTACCATAAATTTCAGCAAACCATTCGGGGTGTAAATCATACCAAGCCTTTCTAGCCGCATCGCCAATAGCACCACCAATCGGGCATGGCGATCCGGACATTTCCATAGCCACCCAATTTTCATGGGTTGCCGCACAAGCCAATGATACGGCCGCAACTTTTAAACCACTATCGCTTAAAAATTTTGCCCATCGCAATCTTACGCAATTATTATCCGTAATCATTGTGCCGCCTGCAACAGAAAAAACACCGCCATTGACCGCGCCACTAACGCCAATGCCGCAAACATCTTGGCTAAAGGCTGACATGGATGGTGCAATTGCGCTTGATACTGGTTGCCCTCTATAATTTATTGTTGTTTCATCGGCATAAGCAGAACTATATGCCAACAAACCGCCAATAATTAAACCTAAAGTTAAATATAAAAATTGCTTCATTTTAAAATTCCCCTGCGGTTTTCTAATATGTCAAACAACTTTGAAATCATATCTTTTAATTCTTTTACATCTTCACGATAATCATTTTTAGTTACATATTCTTTTGGCAATTCTTCACGCAATTTTGCAAGATCGCTTTTTAATTCTTTAACTGCCGCCCATAATTCACGCAAAAACCAACCAAGGATTAACCCTGCGGATGAAAATAAAAGGTTAAGTAATGATTGGGTGTCCATAATTATGCCTTGTTTTTAAGATTATCAATTTCAGTTTTTAATTCTTTTATCATGTTTTTTAAAGCCATAACTTCCTTGGCTAATTCAACCGCCGAAACTAAAGCCGCATTTCCGTATGAAACTGCTAAAAATCCATCATTATCTTCAATTACAGTTTCAGGTAATAAAGTTTTGAATGATTGCGCTGATACACCAGCCTGCGTTAATTTTTCATCCGTTCTTTCATAAATGCCTGATTTAATTTGCGCTAATTTTTCAACAAAATTATTTGTAACTGGTCGCCAATTTTTCTTTTTTCTTTCATCAGAATATGCCGTAACATTTCCAGCCATAGTCAAGTTGCCTGACATATCCATTTGTAAACGATTTGCACCAGCAGACCATCCACCTATACGAAACACATTATCTGAATCAAGCCCCATATTGATGGCGTAAACACCACTACGATGAAATGACATCATTGCACCACCGCTTGATGAATATGCTTGTAATGGTGGGTTTGAACCTGTTCCTGTATTTTGATTTGCTTGAAATAATTGAACACCTGTCCAAGTATATGAACTACCAACTGCACTTGAAATAGATGATGTATTGCCTGAAGTGCCTGAACTTGTAATAAAACCTGCGCCATTAGTTAGTTGGTTTGTATTAGTTACATTGGTTGCTCCAGCCGCTATGCCATCAAGTTTGCTTGCATAAGTGCTAGTCATATAACCATTGACCGATGCAGTTGCCGCCGCCATGCTAATTGCAGGTGTCGCGCCACCACTTGAAACAACGGGTGCTGTGCCTGTAACCGATGTAACCCCACCACCTGAACCACTTGCCGCCGCCGTAATGCGCCCTTGTGCATCAACCGTAATGTTTGTATTAGTGTATGAACCTGCGGTAACTGCTGTGTTGGCAAGCGATATTGTGCCTGTTGTGGTTATTGTGCCACCTGATAAGCCTGTTCCTGTGGCAACCGATGTAACTGTGCCTGTGTTGCTTGTTTTATTGTTAAAGGTTGTCCAATCAGCCGCGCTTAATGCCCCACGATTTGTTGCCGATGCTGTCGGCACTTGCAATGTAATAACAGGCGTTGTCGTTCCTGTTGCAACGGTTGATGATAAATCCGTTCCTGTTGTGCCAAGTGTTAAAGCCGCAACAGATGTAACCGTTCCTGTATTGCTAGTGTAACCACTTGGGTTTGATAATGGATATGCACCTAAAGCAGTTAAAGCCGCCGCCGCCGATGTTGCGCCTGTTCCGCCGTTAGCAATAGCAACCGTTCCTGTTACATTGTCGGCTGTGCCTGTGGTGTTTTGATTAAGCGTTGGAATGTCTGCCGCTACAACCGCGCGAAATGTTGGAACGCCTGTTGTGCCATTTGGTGCGGCTAAAACAAAGTTTGCGGTCTTGCTTGCATAAGGGTTTAAGGTGTCGCCATAACCTGCTGATAAACTAATAACGGGTGCTGTTCCACCGCTTGATGCAACAGGGCTTGTGGCTGTAACGCCTAACACGCCGCTATTGGTAATGCTTGAACCAGCGTTTGTTTGTGTTACGGTAATGCCTGTTGATGCTGTAATGCGTTGTGTTACAGTTACGCGAATTTGAATAACACCACCGCCAACGCTTCCACCATTAACAACGGCGGCAACGGTAACGATTAAACCGCTTGTTGGAAAAGTTGTTGTAAAGCCACCCGTTACGGCTGAATTGTAATAAAGAATATCGCCATCTGCAAAAGCCGATGTGTTTACATTTCGCAATTCACCAAATGTTTGAACATAACCAAAGCCATTGTTTGCAATAGATTCAGCCGCTACGCCAACAATGTATTGCGCGTTTGTTACGCCTGTTGCAGGTGCGCCTGTTAAAACGCCACTAGCACCAACAGAACCCGTAAACATAATCACTTGCCCTTTAGTGATTGCGGCTGTGGCTTTAATGTATATGTAAGTATCTTCACCAATATGCTGAATGATATTACCGCCCGACATACCATAGGCAAGCGAATTAAAGGTGTTATCCCAACCTAATTGTCCTGCCGTTAAAGGCGTTGCATAGGCAGTATTAAAACCAATAGTGTCAGGGTCGGTTATTGAATTAACCCCTGAAACATTACCGCTATCATCAATAACAACAACAGAATTTTGAATTATTTTGCCTGTTGTTCCATCATATCGTGCAATAGCATTGTCGGTAGAACTTGCGCCCCCAACAACATCGCCCGAACCGCTACCTGTTGCGTTTACCCAAGCCGTGCCGTTATAAGACAGGCTTTGACCGTTTGTTGGTGAAGTTATAGTTACATCGCCAAGGGCTGACAATAAGCCAGCCCCGACTTGAACAACGGATGTGCCGTTATTGATGTAAACCTTTCGGTCTGCCATGTTTACACCTAATTCACCCGAAACTAATTCGGATGTGTTAGGCACTTTGCTTGCGGTATTACTGCGTTTTGGTTTTATCGTATTAGCCATTTGGCATCCCTTTATTTGCTATATAGCAGGGTTAATTAAATTAGAATGTGCCACCGTCAATAGTAATGCCATCAAAGGTGGTTAGGTTAATAATTGAACCGCCTGTAATTGCAACATTGCTTGCATCTTGAGTGGACATAGTGCCAAGACCACTAACTTGCGTGTTAGCAATAGCAATTGCTTGTGCTGATAAAGCAGTTAATTGACCTTGGGCATTTACAGTTGCAGATAATGTGTTGCTTGCAGAACCAAATGCGCCTGCGGTAACGGATGTATTGGTAATGCTAAATTCACCACCTGTTAGCGTTAAACCTGTGCCTGCGGTGTATGTTCCTGCACCACTAAACTGAACAAATGGGATTGGTGTTGTGCCTAGCGTGCCGCCTGCGCTTGCAGTTGTTACCCAACCTGTGTCCGCTTGCGTTGTGCCATCTTCAATAAATGTAAACGCATTTGGCACTTCAGCCCAAGCATCCATATCTAATGAACGCGACCATGTGCTTGCCGCAACTATATAAATACCGTTGTTTTGTGGCAATGTTTGGTTTTTAACCAACACCCTGTCGCCTACAATAACAGCCACGCCATCAATAGTTTGTGTGCCTGACAAAGTAATGTTTGCAGTTGTAGCCGCAACGCATGATGCTTTAGGGTCTAAACCTTGTGCCACGCTATCAACATATTGTTTAGTAGCCGCGTCTTGTGCTGATACGGGATCGGCAAGACCTGTAATTTTAAAGCCGCCAAAACCATAATCAGCCGTTGGTGCAGTCAAATCGTTAATGTTTGCTGAAGTTGCCGCAGTAACAAGACCTTTAGCATTAACAGTTGTTTTTAAGAATGTGCCAACATTGCTATTAACCGTTGCAAGCGTTAAGGCTTGGCTGTAATTGGCTGTGCCGTCAAATGTTCCTGAAGCAGTTGCATCGCCTGTTAAAGCGATTGTGCGTGCTGTTTGCAAGGCTGTTGCTGTGCCTGCATTACCACTAACTGAACCTGTAATGGTATTGCTAAATGTTTTAGTGCCGCCAACGGTTTGTGTCGTTGATGTATCAACAAATGCGCCGTTACCTGCAATGGCAATAATGCTAGTTGCTGAACCGCCTGAACCACCTGTGCCTGTTCCGTAATAAAGTATATTACTTGCTTCGTTAAATGCTAATTCCGCATTTTCCAATGTTGTTGGTGCGCCTGCGCCACCACTACTTGCCCTGCGTTTAATTCGTATTGTATTTGCCATGATAATTCCTTAATTAAAAATTGCCGCCATCGCTTATTTCAGTTTGATTTACATTATTCCATTGGTTAGTGCCAAACATAACCACATCGCGTGGCTGTATGCTTGACATAACAACGGGATAACCGCCTATAAAATCACCACCATCACGCCCTGCAACCCCACGATTGATTTGAACAATCTGATTTGGTGTGGGTATAACTTCAAGATTGATGTTATTGCCACCTGATACATTGACGGATAGGTTGTTTGCGTTTTCAACCGTTACATTAGTGTTACTAGGAACGGTCTGAACATTTAATGTTGCCATAAGCCCCCCCTACACTTTAACGATTGCGTCTGAACGCACGATGAATAGTAAAAAGATAATGTTATCTTCGGCAGGGATTGAACCGCCGCCGCTTGATGGGAAACTGATTTTAATGCGCCCTGAAAAGCCTGCCCCGTTTACGCTATCAATGGCAAGGCTTGGGTCGCTTGCAACGGCAAGCCATGATGTATCATCAATGATTAAAGTAAACGAACCCGTTGTGTCATTACGGTTGGCTATGGTCAATGGTATGGCTGTGGGTGTGGGTGTGTAATCGCCAATGTCAAATGAAAGCCCATAACGGGAATCTTGCACATTGGTTAATGTTCTGCGGATAATTTGCGCGTCTATGGTTGCGCCAGTTAAACTAACAGGGGAAACACCATCTTCGGCTGTTAGCGTTAAATTCCAAAATGTTTTTTGCTGATAGACTAATTCGCCTGTGATACATGGGTTGTCAAACCCACTAACTTGGGTAATGCTGTTTTTGTTAAATACTGCCATGTTTTTCCCCTACAAGGTAATGACGCACCGATGCCCTCACCGAATGCGGTCTTATTTTATCTTGTAGGTTAAAACAATTGTATAACTAATTGCAAAATTATACAGCTAATTGTTTAGCATCTTCCACAATTTTCTTTTCAGCAATTGCAGTTGTGTAATCCAAACCCCCAGCAATAATTTGTGCTTTTAATGCTTCCAAAATTAATTTTGCTTTATTTTGTTCAGTTTTTTCTGTTCTTAATAAAGTGCGTAATCTATCACGATATTGATATTGTGTAACAGTTTGAACATCATTATCTGACATATCCCAAGGTAAATTTTGTGTTTCAACATTACTATATTGAGTTAAATTTGATGGAATAGCATCTTGCGGCAATCCTGTAAGCATAACAGTATAATTGTCCACATTAACTTGATATTGATAAACTTCTTTTTCCCTGTGATAAGCATTTAATAAAAGCATATCTAAATGTTCATTTTGAGTTATAACCATTTTATTCCCCTAATTAAAAAAAACTACTTATTAAGCAACACCATTAAAAGCCACGCCATAAACACCGCCAGCAATTCCTAATGTTGGATTCGTATATCGTGTTCCAAAACCACTTCCAGTTGTGAAAGGAAATACAAATAAATATGGCGATGCGTTTCCTGTGAGTGCAACAGATGAACCATTAGCATTAAACGCGCAATCAATACCAACTGTTACGATTCCCGGTGAAGCGGCGGCATATTTTGTTCCAAATCCGCCCGACCACGCATAAGCGGCAGAAAATGGGGAATTAGAATGTATCATTGCAAAAGCCGTTCCTGCCGTTAAACCATTCCAAGCAAATGCCCTACCTGTTCCTGCTGGTAAAACTGACGGATTAGCATATTTTGTTCCAAATCCGCCCGACCACGCATAAGCTGTAACAAATGGCGTTACAGCATGACCAATTAAAATGACATTACCAGCAGGGTTAAATGCACACGCTGACGCCGCACCGGGAAGAACTGTTGATGGGTTAGCAAATTTACTACCAAAACCAGTTGCATCCGACCAATTATACATTGCTTGGAATGGTGTTGTTGATGTTACAACACCATTAACTGTGCCTTGTAGATTAAACGCAGTTGAATTAGTTGTTCCTGGCGGCAATGTTGATGGGGCGGCATATTTACTGCCAAAACCGCTTGCGGCAGTAAAATTCCAAGCCGCAAGTTGTCCATTAGTTGTTGAAACAGAAGCAAGAACGGAATTTCCTGTGTTGGGATTAAAAACTGGGTCAGTTGAAGATGAAGTTGGTGCGGATGGTTGGGTTGCATATTTAGTGCCAAAACCATTTGACCAAGGGTAAGCCTGCAACCCTGGTGTGCCAATGCACGCCCTAACTAATGCTGAATTTTGTTTATTAAACACCATTCCATTAGTTGCATTTATTGTTCCTGACGGGGCGGCAAATTGTGTGCCAAACCCACTTGATGATGACCAAGTGTAGGCTGAAAGATATGGTGAAGTTGTTTGATAAGATATAGCAAAAACTGGTGATGCAGAACTTTTGCCCCAAAAATTTGTAGGCATTGTAATAGCACCACTAGCAACGCCAGCAAGCGTTCTTACTGCGGCATCGTTAAGGCTAATTTGCGTTGTTGTGCCTAGACTTAATTCCAAAGCAATGGATTGCCCTGCGGTTGCCCCTGCTAAACTAATTGCACCCGATGTGTTAAGTGCCATTATTAAACACTCCCATAAGCTATTACATTGCCAATAACAGTAAGGTTTCCACTTGCATCAAGCGATGCAATATTAGTTGTGCCATATTTAAACATTAAAACTGCGCCTACTTGCAAAACGGTAAAATTTGTTGTTAATAATGAAGCCGCACTTGGAACGCCATTATACAATCCAGTAGAAGCATCAATTTGCCCTGAACTATTTACACGATTTGCTAATTGACTTAAATTATATGCTTGTGTCATTTATATTCCTTATGCCGCACCAACGCGCGTAAATGTTTGTTGAACCATAACTGTTGCGTTATTTGTTGGAATTGATGTTAAAACATAACTCCCGACTGCGGTTGTATAATCCACGCTTTGTTCTAATATACATCCGTTTGCATACAAATCAAATGATAATGGGTCATAAGTAAACGAATAACTTGCTTGTCCATTTACTGTAAATGCTATCACATTTGATGGGTTTCCAATAGGCGTTCCCAAATTACTTTGATTAAATTGAATCATTACCATTTTTCCTGTGGCTACGGCAGGGAAGTTTGTAATTGCGCCGCCAACAATATCATAATCTTGTTCATTTACTTGCGTTCCATTTAAAAATAATAATTCATAGCCACTATTAACCGCCCATGTTGTTGGGGTGTATGTTCCAATAGAAACTAAATCAAATTCCCACCGACTAAATGCAGGATAAGATGTTCCCGATGCGCGATATTGATAAATTGATGCCCCTGCACTTACACCTGTTATTGTTGTAGAAAATGTAATTGTGCGTGTTGTGTAATTTACCCCTGTTACCGTATAGGTTGTTGGTGTTCCAACATTACTAAATGTTAATACATCCCCAACCATTATTAATTGATATGGCATTTGTGATGCGTTCCATATTGCAGTATTAGTTGAAGTTGATGTAACAATTAAAGACAATAAAACATAAGAAGTTGAATTAACTAACGCCCTCATTGATAAACATGAAATTACATCGCCAGCAACCGCACCTACGCTTAAAGTAAAGGTTGATGAAGTTTCGCTATAATCTGAAGTTGTAAGTAATATGCCATTTCTAAAGATTAAATCTTGACCAGTTATATACCCCGACACCCTAGCGGTTGGCGTAAATACTGTTTGACCGCTTGTTGCAGTAAATTGGTCAGAAGTATAATAAAAATTATCAGGTGCAGTAAATCCAATAACGCGCCCATAAACATCAATTGTTACCGTTGATGCAGAACCAGTAAATGTTTGTGCGCCACCAAAATTAAGCATTGGATATAACTGTGCAATTAATTGCCCGTCAGGCGTGTTGGTTGTTTGAATTAAACCGTTTGATATAAATGTAGATGATGTGCCTGTTTGGGTAACTTGTCCAGTTGAATGGTCAAGGTCAATTATATTTGTGCCATTAGGCAATGCTGACCAAGCCCTTTGGTCAAAAGACGCTGTTGTGCTTGGAACAAATGCGGCTGTTCCTGCGGCATAAACAGCAAAATCTGTATCAAAAGCAAATCGCCTATTTCCATAATTAGTATAAACAAGATATTTATTAGTGCCAAATAATGGTTCAGCTAAATACCATTTATAATCAGATGGAATTGTTGATACAGAAGAAGAATTTTGATTAAATAAACCAAAATAAGATTTATTTGTTGGCGTTAAACTAAATCCTGTTCCAGTTATGCTATCTGCATAAGCAACACTTAAATATTGTTCTAAATATTGAAAAATAGTTGGTCGCCAATTTACAACAGATGAAGCTAATGAATAATCGCTTGTAGCAATTTGATTAACCATGCGACTAAAAAAATACCAATTGCCAGCAGGAATATTAAATAATGTAACAGGCGGCATTAAAACACTTTGCCCATAAGGGTCGCCATTAGCATTAACTTCAGTTATGCCAATTAATATCATTTGCGCTGTTGTTGGAAATTGATATGCTGAATACCAAACTTCAGCATATTGCGTAATTCCTGCGGTTGAACTTGTTACATTAACATTAAATGATGGATTTGCGGCTGACGGATAAAAGCTGTCAATAGTTGGCGCAGGAACAATTCCAAAAGTAATAGGTGAACCAATACCAGTATTAGGCAATGGTTGAAACTGCGTAATGTTTCTATCATCATAAACTGCCCCATTAAATTCCATTAAATTTAAACTAGCCGTAACTTGACCGCTATCATTAAATTTTTGCGTTACTTTGCCAATTCGGAATTGTTTTGCAACCCAGCCATAATTTGAATTAGTAACAGTAACAATATCGCCAGCATCAAGTTGCAAACCTGTGTAATCAATATCTACTTGAACTTGCAAATCTTCACGCGCCGCTTCTAAAAAGCGATTGGCTAGATATTGCGCTTGCACATTATTGTTGCATAAAAGTAAACTTACAGACTGTTTGTTTACAGGTTCATTTGGAAATAATAATGCAGGATTAATAACAGCTAAATCAAATGATGCACTATTAAAACTGTCTTGCGCGGAATTGTCAGGGAATTTAACTTCAATAATGTTAAATGAATTTGACAAATCAATAGGGCTAATTGATATTGCAGACACCATATTGCTGTCGTTTATATTCATAGCAATGGTGTTGATTGGCGTTTGAACAATAACGCCCCATAGCGATGTAATTTCAGAATAACGAATTAAACAATCGCAACAATCAGCCATTGCCTGTATGTTGTTCATTATCTTGGAATTAGTATCAAGCGTTCCATTAAATTTAAAGCGTGATTGCGTTGATGAACCGCCGCTATAATTTGTGTAAGTAAATGATGCGTTTGAATAAGTATTTAATGCCGTCATGCTTGTTGTATCTATGTTATCAATAGATATTGCCGCGCCATAACGGGTGCTGGTTAAATAATCAGTTATGCAATCACCTGCTGAATTGCGTGGATTTATAACTTGAAATCGTGTTTGATTTAATGAAACAAGATTGCGTGATTGACTATATTTCAAATGAACAATAGCAAACGCACAATTTGACATTAACTTTGAATTATCCCAAGTATAAACAAGCCCACTTGTTTGCATTACTTGAATTGCAGTCAAATTACTATTGGTTGGCGTATTAGAACCATTTCTATATAAATAAATATCAAGATATCCTGACACTTTTTGTGTTAAGCCTGTGCTGTCATCTAATAAACTAACGACCTTATAAGTTTGACCAGCCGTTGTGCTAAACACACATTTTTTACCACCCCAATATACATCGCCAAAAGTAAACACATCGGGCGTGTTTCCATTTTCGCTATTGGTAACTTCGCTTAATGCCATAACCCAATAAATATCTTGATTGTCTTGTGAAATGGACATATCAACAATTATTCCACCAACCCATGCTGAACCATAAACAACAGGCAATTTATTGTCGCCTGCTGGCGGTAATTGTTGGCGATTGCCAGGGTTTGGTTGTTCTTGTTGATTAGGCGCGTTTGGTGCAAATATTTTTGAAATAATCATTGATGCAACCATATTGATTGCAAATGCTACTATTGCCGCCTGCATGCCTGTAAGTAATAATGCGCCAGCAATAATTGACCCCACCGCAAGGGCAGGTATTGAATAGGTAAACCAAACTATAAAAAGCAGTAAAAATTTAATCATTGCAACCAGCCTTCTTCTATTTTAGTAAACCCAAATTTTTCATATTTAATATCAGGGCTAGTAATCATCTTGTTCATGGTAAACAATTTAATTCTGCCTGCGTCTTTTAATTTGTTAGCGTGCAAAACATACGCGCTTAAAAGCCTATAACCAACGCTTGTGTTTCTATTTTCAGGCTTAACATACCAAGCCAATTCATATAAAGCAAAGGTTTTGTCGCACCATATTGTTGGCTGAATAACGCCAATAATCATGCCAACATTTTCTTCAATATATATTACGCCTTGACCTGCAATTAAACTGTCTAACAGACGGCTTATATATTCAACATTGTTTAAATCTTTATATTGCTGAATAGGGCTTTCATCCCTAAACAATCGCATCAAATCCATGATGCCATCTTTATCAAACTTGTTGGCAAGCCTTATCATGTTTTATATGCTTTAGGGTCTTTATCTTTACCAAAAAAGTAATTGATGTTTTGTATAAAATTTACGCGATTCATTGATGTATCGCCTGCATTAAAAAACTGCCAAGCATTGTTATTGGTGTAACGCCCTGCCGTTCTGTTTTGCAAAATAATTTGTATGCTGGATGCGCTTACATTAATTGTGCCAACAAACAAACGCAATTCTTCCATCCATTGTTCGCTAATAGTGAACGCATTGATGTAACCTGTAAAAAACTTATAAAGCCCGTTATCGCCGCCAGTTGTAATCAAAGCATTGTTTGTGTCAAAAAACCCATGCCACATTTCAATCTTTGAACCTTTAATGTTTTGCCCTAACACCCAACCAAGCAATGCGGTATCAATGCCAACAAGCGTAACCGATGTTTCGTTAGCAGTTGATTTAATATCACGCTGAACATCGCCAATTTGCACCAAGGCTGATAAACCGTTAAATGTTTGCGGTGTGCCGCCAAGCGTTACAGTTATGTCATAAGGCGCGGTTGAAAATAATGATACGGTTTCAACACCTAAAACAACGGTTGTAACGCGCACAAAGTCCGCTAGACGAATGTTATTTGTGTTTTGTAATGGAACTATGTCTTGCATTATAAAACCGCCTCAAACGCTTTAAAATTGCCTGTCCATGAAATAAAACTGTCATTTGTCATTGGAACTAATGTGTAAGTTGGGTATTCGCGCAAGATAACGCAAAAGGTTGTTCCTGTAAATGTGCCGCCACCTAATGCAATGGTCGTTCCATATTGACCAATTACCGCATTAACAGGACTTGTTAGCGTTGCAATTAAATTACGGTGAACGGGAATGTTTACAGTTGATCCGCTACCGCGTAACACATCGGCGGTTGCAATGTAAGCATAACGACCAACTTGGCAAAAATCACCGGTGCGAACTATGTATGTGCCGCTTGAAACTGACGGCAATGCCCCTAGAACCAATGTTTTATTTGCGCTGGATGCCTGCCATTGGCACGCACCTATTTGCGCTTCAGATAGGCCGCCTTGATAGGCAATATAATTAACCCATCCAGTTGAACCAAAGTTTAAGTATTGTTCCGTTGCTTTGTCGGCTTCGCGCAATGCGCTTAACAATGGGCGATTTTGACTATAAAGTAAATATGCCATTGGCTTAATATCAAAGCCAAAAGGCTGAACAGTAAGAATTTCAGATGTGCTTATGCGTTGGTTGCGCGATACTACTTGCCCAATAAAACGCTGATCGTTAATCCCAACACTTTCTGCAACCGATAAAATTGTGTTTAATGTAGCCATTTTATTTACCTTGATTGTGGCAAGCCGCGTTGTGCTGATTGATTGGCGGCAAATATAGCGTTTTTGTTTTTAGCAATAAATTGAACGCCGCTTTGCGTGTCAATTGCGTTCATGTTTTGTATTACCGTTCCATTATAAACTGTTTGTGGCTGACCGCCCATCATTGATGATAATTGATTGTTTGGAATGATTGTGCCGGCTGTGCGTGGAACAAATAATTCTGCGCCGCGTTCACCAACTAAACTTGGAACGCCAACTGGCGGTTCGCCACCATCGGCAAAAAATCCACCAAGCAAACCTGCGCCATTATTAAAGTTAGTTGAACTACTAAACAATCCACCAATGCCACCGCCGCCGCCTAATGCGCCAAATAATCCACTCATTTGCGATTGCATTGAAAAGCGCAATAGGTCTTTAATCATACTGCCGATCAAATTGCCAAATGAAAGTTTGCCAGTTTCAACAAATCTATCTAAAGCCGATGTCATGCTGTTTGTCATATTGTTAAACAATTCAGCACCAATGGCCGCGCTATCTTGCGACCTTTCAATAAAGTTGTTGTATGCCTTATCCCAACCTGCTTGAAATGTATTTTGCGCCCGTTCATTTAATTCTTGGGCTTTAATGCGGTTCATTTCAGCATTGGCAAAATTGGAAATGTATCTTTCATCAAAACCTTGCTTTTGCATATCTAAAATCTTTTTCTGCAAATCAAAGTATTCCAATGCCAACTGAACTTGCGTATCGCTTAAGCCAACCATTTGGCGTTCAACATCAAGGCGTTCAGTTGCAACTTGGCTGTTATAAATTAGATCATTGGCTTGCTTTGCCATTTCCAAGCGTTTGGCTTCAAATTCGGCCGAATACTTTGCGGCATCAACTAATCGCGCCGCATTTAATAATCTTTGCTGTTCTTCCGCGCTTGTGTATTGATATTTTTTGCCTTGTTCTAATTCAATGTTGATTTTTTCAACTTCGGTCAATACTCTGCCTGCCGCATATCTTTGTGCATCATAAGCAATAACTTGATCTGCCAATGATTCTTTTTGTTTTTTCATTTCATCGGCTAATTTTTCCGCATCTGACTTTGCTTTTTCTGCGGCTTTATCTTTTTTGGCTTTTTCTTTATCGCTTAAATCTTGACCGCGAACACCGCCTGCTTGATATTCGGATGGCAAATTAAATGCACCAAAGTTGTTTGCCGTATCACCAATTTTTGGTATTGGCGACCAGTTGCCACCGCTTTTTGCGCGATTTGCTTTATCAATTGCTTTAGTTAAATTATCCCAACCAAAAATGGCTTTATTTAAAAACGAAACTGAATCAGATAATGCAGGGGCTAGATCGGTGGCTAATGATGTGCTTAAACGCTTTGTAAACACATCCATCTTATCAATAGCTTCGCCTATATCTTTAAATGCCTGTTCAGCATCATCAAATTTTCCAGCGTTATTAAAGTAACTGTCTGCAACGCCTTTAATATCAACATTCTTTGCGGCTTTACCAAACAATTCCATTGCAAGGGCATTGCGCGTAATTGGATCACTTACATTAGCCAAGCCTTTTAATGTTTTTTCAAATAAGGCTGTTTCATCAAGGCGGCGTAAATCGGCAACCGAAACGCCAAGTTTGTCAAATGATTCGCGCCCTTTATCGCTACCATTAGCCGCATCATCAATTTTTGCAGTTAATGATGAAAATAATTTGCCTGTGTTTTCGCTATTGCCACCGCTTACAGATAAGGCTTCAGATAATTTAAGAACTGTGCCAACAGCAACATCGTTTGCTTTTGCTGTGTCATTGATGCTGTCAGCATATTGAATAGCATTAACAGCCGCGCCAACTAATGCCGCGCCCAATGCTGTTACGCCTATTTTTGAACCAATCGTTGATTTGGCAAAGCCACTAAGTTTAGATTCGGCAAGCCCCAAGCCCTGATTAAATTGGGCTGAATCTAATCCTAATACAACACCTAATCTTGATACGATTGCCATGATTATTTCCTTTTAAACTTATCCATACTAAAGCCCTGCGCTTGTGTCATAAATGTTAATAAAGCCTGACTAGCATTTGGTGGCTGTGCTGGAAACATATAACCATAAACACTATTCAAAACATTTTTTAATTCATAAGGCTGGCTATTAGGCGCACGCATATAATTAAAAACACCTGCTGTTAAATTGCCCATTGTTTGCAATAAACCATAATTGCCTATTGCACCGTCAGCAAACATAACGGTTATTTCATTTAATGTTGATTCATCTAATTCGGCAATGCTGTCTTGCGTATGTCCGTTGAAAATCATTGCCGCTTTCACTTGCGTTCGCAACGAACTTGTTACTTTTCCTTAATGGCCTTGTAATCCGGCGATATAACTTCGCCTATTTTATCAATCATTTGTATTTGTATAGACAAAGGAAATTCTTCTTCAATGTCGGCATATTCTAAATCGGCTAATGATTGGCCATCTTCAGGTATTAAAAATTTAAAATACTCAACAATTCTATGTTGCAAAATTACTTTATTACGGGCGGCTTCCATCATTGACCGACCATCAACAACCACATCCTTATCGCTGTAAACAACGCCATCGGGATTTGTGTCTTTAATGCTGACCAAATCATAGGTCATGCTTTTAAATGCTTGATCAACCAAATCTTGGTTTGGTGATTTGTAATAATTATATATTGCTTCAATTTCATGCACCGCAGGAACGCGAACGCGAAATGTGTGATCGCCCAAAACAAATGTGCGTGTCATTACTGACAAACGATTTTCCTGATACTTATTACCCAATGCCGATGCTATTTTACTCACAATGATTTACTCCTATATTGTTTTATTTTTTGACTTAAAATTTGCCCCAATAACTCGGCAACAAATTCCGCTTGCCCCTCTAATGCTGGCCGCAAATATGGTTTAGCAGGTCTGTTTGCTGTTCCAAATTCATTAACAACTGCCCTTGCATCATAAAAGATATTATGTGCGCCATAAAACTTTTTGGCTTCACTTCTAATTTCATCTTTATGCCTTATGCCTTTTTTAAACATTTCCTTGTTAAATCTTTTTCTTAATTTTTTAGGAATCGGTTTAGTTGTAACAAAGGCTAAAACAGAATCAGTTGTTGTTACATATCTTGATTTTCTGTCTTTATTAGTAGCACGCTTGCCAGTTATATGTAATGAATCGCGCAACATATTTGTTTCATCGGATGATGCGTAAGCCTGCGCTGTATATAAAACAGGCTTCATGGCATCCTTAACCGCAGGAATTAAAACTTTTGACCGCGCTTCCCTATCGCCAATATCACGCGCTAGATCTTGGAATAATTGCAAAGTTTCCTTTAATCCAGTTATGCGAAATTGTTCTTCCATTAGTCAGCCTTAATTAACTTTTGATAAATGTTGTTGTTTAACGCAACAACATAATCCACCACTTCATCGGGCGACATTTTATCAGCGTGGTTAGCGGCTATTTCATGTGCCAAGTTAATACCAGTTAGGCGTTGCTGTGCAAAGCCAAACCAGTTTTTTTGCCCACTTCCTGCTTGAGTAACTAAAAACCCAAGCAGGTCATTCTGCGATTTAATTTCCATATCTTATCCTATAAAAGAACAACCCCTTTCGGGGCTGTTGTATTAAGTGTTATTTGACCAACCAAATTGGTTGCCACGCGGATGAATGGTGAACATACATTTTGCTTCAGCACCAACGGCAGAATCAATTTGGAAATTACCAACGCGACCGTTGAAAGCATAATAAACAATTCCTGTGCCATCGGTTGCTGAAATGATAAATGTGCGATCAACTACGCCTGAATAAGCATCGCCGCGAATTAACAACAATTGCGTGTCGGCAGGATTCCATGCCGCAGTAATTGACATTGATGTTGGCGCATTTTGCACCGGTATTTTGTCGCCTTGGCGTGAACCAGCAACACCGAATGAAGCAACAGCATCATCCATACCAAACGCAGGAATGTTTTCAACAGGAATAACATTAGCAGGAATAGCAAGTGCTGAAACAGTTGCGAAAGTTGATAAGTTTGCTGTTGTTAATGGTGTTGGTGTTGATGTTGGCTGGCAATATAGGGTTGCGGAAAAGCCGGGTAATACTTTATTTGGTAATGCCATGATTGAAAATCCTCATTAAAATTAAAAAAATCGTATCTTATGATGGAATGTAAATTGTGCAATCCATGAATATGCTATGCAACCCAATATCGTTGTCATAACTATTATATAACCAATTCACATCGGCTTTGGAAATTTGGAAACCTGTAACGCCACCAAATTGCCCAGCATAACCATGCAATGCTTGTATTATTGTGTTTGACAGATTAAAACCATCCGCCATGTTTGCTGTAAAAACACTTATTTGGAATGTTGGTGAATCAGCACCTTTATTATTCTGATAAATACCAGTATAAACAGGTTGATGAACATCCCTTAACTGCCATGTTATAAACTTTGGTTCAGTTGCCCAGTTACGGTTAAAGTTTGCGTAAACAGGAACAGGCGTTGCAATAGTTGTTAGTTGTGCCTGTATTGCCCTTGCGTAATTACTAACATTGTTTTGCGTTGTCATGTTAAGCCTTTGTTGCAGGATCAGAACGATAGCACATTAAAGTTACACTCATTCTATCATTGCTTTCAATAACATCGGTTATTCGCCATTCATTACCGCGCCAAGTTACGCTGTAATTATTTTGCCCGTCAGTAATAGTTTTCATGTTAGGTGTGTAATTAAATTTGAATGTAATCAAATCTGAATAAACACGATAGCGTTCTGTTATGGCCACCGAGTTTTTAACCTCGGAAACCAAAGGGCGACCAACAAACCAAAGTGTTGTGGTTGTTGTATATTCGCCAAAACTATCAACACCAAAACTAAGCGTGTTAATGTTTACATTTTCAAACCGCGCAATAGCCATTTGCTACATCACCAAAGGTTTATATTGTCTAAGCAATACATCCACCCCAAAAGGTATTTTTTGTAAAGCCCCAGCCGTTGTTTCGCTTCTGTTGTTATAAAGGTGGGTTAGTAATAATAACCCAGCCTGTTTAATAACAGGGTATTGCGCCAAAATGCTGGAATTGATCGTGTAATTGCAAACAACAGGCGATGTCATATATGTATTAAGGTCAGTCGGCAAATCATTAAGAATTACCTTGTTACCTGTAACATCATAAAAATATGTATTGGCCGCAACAGTTGTTAAAACTGGCGGACTTGCATCGCTGTAATATTTAACGCTGTTTATGGTAACGCCATTTTGTGAAACTTCAGGCAAATCCAATGTTAATGGCGTGCCATATAAAGCCGATGCGCCATAATAAACAGTATAAGACTGATTAAAAATTGGTAAGCCCAAATAATCTTCAATGTGCATCCGAACCGCAACTTCCAAATCACTTAAATAGGTATCTTGTGATTCATCGCCAAACAAGTTTAATTGTTGGGTAATTTCATCAAGAGTTAGCCATTGTGTTTGTAAATCGCGGCTTGTTTGAACAACCTTATCATAGTTAAATGGATTGCGCGTTGGCGCAAGATTTACTACACCGCTAATGTTGTTCGCCGCCATAATTAAACGCCTTTCAAGTAAACGCCTGCAAATACATCGCGGATTGATGATGCCATACGCATTTCAGCATAAATGGTAACAAAACCTGCTTGTGTTTGATCAAAGCGTTTGATGTTCATTGTTTCAGCATCGGCAATAGTTAAGAATCTATCCCAATTTGCTAATACTAATGGGATTGCGCCAACCGCAGGTGCATCCAAATAAGGATTAGGGATAACAGGGAAACCAAACATATAACCAACAGCCGCACCATCTTCATTACCTGCTTCAATGAACATTGGTGAACCACCTGTTGAACTTTTTAATTTGCGTAAGGATGCAATCAAAGTTGGGTGAATGTGCCATGCTGTTGTTGGCATTGTCCAATACTGTGCAGGCAACGCGCTTGCAACATTAGCAATGCTGTCATAAGTTGGTGTTGTAACGCTTGCTTCAACGGTCAAAACTGTGTGTATGCCGTTAGTTATAGCCGTTCCGCTAGTGCCAAATGCGGCGGCGGATGTGCTAGTTGTATAAGATGTTAAACCACGCAAGCCATTTTCTGCGCCTGTTACGGTGGTTGTTGAACCTGATTGATCATCATTGACCGCCATTGATGCGGCTTCAATTTGACTAAATTCAAAGGCAAGATCTTCAACAATTTCGGCTTCCAAACCGTTTACATCGCTTAAAACTGCGCTACGGATTGGCAACTGTGCTGAAATAACGCGAATTGGCAACTGCCAAATGCTTGTGTTTATATTAGGTGAACCGCTATTTGGGTTTACTGCATAACCCCAAGGATCTGTTGCATCTGCGGCATTACCCGTTTTGGCAACAAATTGAATATCTGATTCCATTGCTGTTATTTGTCGTGCGCCCATACGAAATGGGTTGGCATAACGCGCGGCGGCAAAAGCATCGTCAAAATAGGTGCGACCACCAACATTTGAACCGCTTCCAGTAATCGCGCTTGCTTCATCTACTTTTAAATTAACGGTGGCTTCACCATCAATTAAGGCGGTTTTAATGCCGTCTAAAACTCTTTCAGCGATTTTCATTTTGGTATGTCCTTTAGGTAAAAAAAAGGGATGGCAACTTTTGCCACCATCCCTAACCCGTATTAAGCGTTTGCTGTGCCAGTAGAACGGTAACGCACACCTGCAAATGGGTCGCGAACAGATGTTGCCAAGCGTTTTTCACCAAAGAAAGTGATAAAGCCGGGCAATGTTTGGTCGTAACGGCGTAATACCATGTTCAAACGGTCAATGATTGTGTAGAACTTATCCCAATCACCAAAGAACATTGGATATTTGCTAACTGTGCCTGCCGCGCCTGTTGCAGTTTGTGATGGTGTGTCTAAGTATTTATTAACAACAACATCAAAACCTAACAATGAACCAACAATGCCATCGTTGCGTGATAAACCATCAACATAAATTGGGCGACCTTGTAAATCTGTCAAACCGCGAATTGCTTGTAGCAAAATTGGGTTAATAACAAATTTGGCTGATTCAGTCCAGTATTGTTGTGGCAATGAATAAACAAAGTTAATCACATCTTTATAAGTGATATTGTTTGCGCCAACTGTGTTTGCATTGGTTGTTAATTGGTCATAGGTAGCAAGTGAGTGTAAACCTGTTGCTGAACCTGTGCCGCTTGAACCAAATGCCGCAGTTGAACAAGTGCCGCCTGCGTATGTTGCATTTGCGCCAGCGTATTGATCTAAACCGCGCAAGCCGTCAGCACCACCAGTTGCAACGCTAGTGCCTGAACCTGATTGGTCATTGTTTGAAACCATTGATTGCGCTTCAGTTTGTGCAAACTCGGCAAGCATATCATCAACAACATTGGCTTCTAAACCATCAATGTCATCCAAAGCGGCTGTTCTGATTGGGAATTGAACATTCAAATCTTTTAAAACGATTTGCCAAATGCTTGTATCTTCAGTTGTTGCCGCGCCGTTGTTTTGGATTGCATAACCCCATTGTGCGCCAGCATTACCTGTTTTAACGCGGAATTGGTATGAAGAACCGTCAGTTGCTACTGTGCGGCAAATGCCACGCAACGGGTTAGCCAAACGCAATGCAACAAATACTGGATCATAGGCTGTGCGACCACCTTGGTTGTTACCGCCACCGGTCAATGCAGATGCTTCTTTCATGTAAGCCGCATATTGACTGTCATCTTCAAACATTTTTAATTCTTTTTCGGTGCGACCATTTTCTTTGTGGAATTTGGCTAATTGTTCTTTAACCATTTTGTTCACATCGCCACGAACTGTTTTTTCAATTTTTAAGATTGATGGTGCTGGATTGATAGATGCAACTTTGGCTTCCAAAGCGGCAACTTTTTCAGAAAATGATGCTTCAACTGCATCAACTTTTGCAGTTACGGCTTCAGTAACTTTTGCAATTTCAGCCACATTGTTGGCTTCAATAGCATCTAACTTTTCAATAATTTCAACTGACATGATATTTATCCTTTAATTCGTTTATTAAGTTGTTTTAACAATTCACGCTTATTTAATTCGGCTAGAATCGTTTCATTAACCGCCGCGTCTGATTCACTCAAACTTGGTGGCGTTTCAACAGTTTCATCAACTGCATCACGCAGTTTAATTACTTTGTTGAATATGCTAGATGCGGCGGTTGCGTGCATCTTTGTCAATCCTGCATCACGCAGAACAGATTCTATTTCCTTAAGGTTAATTGTGCCGTCAGCGCGATAAACATTTTCAAGTTTGTTTATATTTGCTTCAGGATTGTTTGGGTGCATAACAATTGACACTTCGCGTAAACCACCTTTAGTGATTTGAAAGTAACCCTCATCATAAGCAGGATCTTGTGGGTTAATAACTTCGTTATTAGCGTTTACCATTTGATATTCATCGGCGTATGCGCCAACTGAAACACCACCAACCATGTTTGGCGATTCTTTCATAATGGTATATAGATCGCGGCCAACGCTTGTGTTAGTAAACAAACGACCTTTACCGGTCATGCCTACATCATCAAATTCAAACATAGTCCATTCACCAACAGGCAAGGATTCATCGTTGTGCTGAAAATACATTGGCAACGGTTTGCCCATTTCAGCGTAACTTGCCGCCCATTCTTTAAATGCTTCAGGTTGATAGTTAAAACGCCTACCGTCTGCGCCCTCGCGTGCGCCCCATGTTGTCAAAACGGCTTCAATCGTTCC